TCAACGGCGGTCGTGGGTTGATGGGGGAACAAGGCTCTGAGGCGGTGATGCCGCTGACTAGAACCGCCAACGGCAATCTCGGGGTACAAGTTCAGGGTATGGGTGGTGGCACCGTTGTAAACGCTCCGGTATCGGTTAGCGTGACGGTGAACAGTGATGGCTCTACCGAGTCTGGTGTGAACGCCAACGAAGCCAAACAGTTGGGTGAAGCTATTCGCAACACCGTGGTGGAACAAGTGACCAGGATGTTGCGTCCGGGCGAGATAATTAACAACGCCATTCGTAACGGAGGTGTAGCATGACCTTCGCCGAATTAGAGCAGAACCTGTACTGGGCGTTCGAACAATCCTCAATGGCGGTCGTGGTTCATTCCTCATGGAGTGGGCTACCGACTACCGGAGGGACCGACCCGTATGCGGCGCATCATGCGGCAGCGAAGTTGCACCTCCGTATCGGGGAACTACCTCCCGACCAGCGCGACCTAATCCGCGCCAAGTACGGCCTGGTACCAGGTGCCTTGACTGCAACTGCTGCCCTGCTACGCCAGACGTTCAACTTTAATGAACCGGTGGCGGAAGGTATGGTCTTATGCTGGTTGAACCACCGCCAACGACCTAATTTTGCCGAGCTTGCTACGCTTTCGGATGTGTCACTCCGCACGATAAAACGTCGTGCTAGTGAGGTGTATCGTTTTTTAGACGACCTGCTATTACACGCATTACACGTTTTATCGGATAATTGTGTACAAGATGTTTGGCACTCGGTATAATGTGAATTGATAAATTACTTTTCGTGCGCCCGCCTTTGGTGGGCGTTTTCATTGGAGCTTTATGGACACGTTTACTTGGAATCCGAATCGCGGTATGGACACGGAAGTGGACCTAGGTATCCGCGAAGTACAGTTTGGAAACGGCGTTGTACAACTCCAGAACAAGTCGTTGGCTCTACCGCAGCGCAAGTTTTCTCTTCAATTTGACCGTAGCACAACGGTGATTGATGAAATTGTAGCCTTCTTGCTCGACAATCAAGGCAAACGTTTCATTTGGGAGCGCCCGTCCGGCGAGCGCGTGATGGTGTACTGCACCGAGATGCGCCGCACTGAAAACGGTTTCCCTGACTCCCTGCGCTGTACGTTCAAAGAGGTCTTCATCTAATGCCACGCACTCAAGCAATCAAAATTTATCAAGCAGCATCGGCACTTCAGCAGAATGCGCTGGTGGACCTATGGGAGTTGGACCTGCGACCTCTGGGCGGAGAGATTCTGCGCTACTGCAATATCGTGAACGAACTTGGGCAATCCGTGGTGTGGAAGGGTAAAACGTATGACCCTCACCCAATCCACGCGGACGGGTTTGAGATGACTGGCCAAGGTGCTGGCAACCGCCCGAAGGTTACGTTGGCCAACGTACTCGGTGTGATTACCGGACTGGCGGAAAAGTACGACCAGTTGGTGGGGGCAGAGGTGTGGCGCAGACAAACATACAGCCAATTCTTGGATGCAGTGAACTTCGCCGGGGGTAATCCAGAAGCGGACCCCACGCAGGAAATTGTCAGCAAATATCTGATCGAGCGGATGGTCACGCTGACCACGGAAAACGCCCAGTTTGAATTATCTGCACCCTCAGAGGCGGACGGTTCGATTATTCCGGCGCGGCTCATGCTGTCAGATCACTGCCCTTGGGCGTATCGCGGCGAGGAGTGTGGTTATCGTGGGAAACCGGTAGCTGACCGTTTTGACATGCCGACCAACGACCCGCAGAAAGATGACTGTAGCCACAAATTCTTGGGCTGCAAAGCCCGCTTTGGGGAAACTGCCGCCCTGCCCTACGGCGGCTGGATTTCTGTAGATAAAACTTTGACTTAATAGGTGAACAGATGATTCAGTCATTGGTAATCCTTACTGACACCAAGACGGAAGAGACCATTCTCATGGTTGGTTTGAAAGAAAAGGCTGCCTCGTTTTACTATGACAAGAACGGCAACCTGACTTCTGTATTGGGTGACGACTGTATCAAGCACATGCTGCCTGACCAAATTTGTGTGACTTCCCGCCCAAGCCGGTTATCCTGAGGACCTTCGTATGACCTCCAACTTGACTAAAAAGCGTATTTTCTCTGAAGGAGATGTAACGTTCTATAAGACCTCTTCGGGGATTGTGTGCGAAATAGCGTATGTGACCTCTTCGGATGGAGAGGAGTTTAATGCTCATGAGCTAATCCCCTTTTCAGACGAGAGGGTGCAGGAGCTAGTTCGAGCATTAGCTGCGTATCTTACTCAAGGACAGGGCGACGATCAGGATAGCCGAACAATCTCGGCGTGTGCCCGTCGTTTTGCTGGAAGCGCGACACCTCCCTATGGTGGGTGGACCACGGTACCCGGCGAGAGGAAGACCGATGAATCTGACAAAGACTATTCAAACTGAGATTTTGAACCACGCTGCCGCAGAAGCTCCGAACGAGTGCTGCGGCTTTGTTATTAAAGCGGGTCGGAAACAGGTGTATCGCCCCTGTAAGAATGTGGCTACCGAACCCGGGCCGCGCTTTGAGATTTCCCCGTTGGATTTCATCGAAGCATCAGACCAGGGTGAAGTAATCGCCATCGTGCATTCCCACCCGAACGGCGAACCTTTTTTATCAGGTGCGGATCGACAAGTTCAAGTGGCAAACAAGCTGCCTTGGGTGCTCGCTGTTTCAGGTAGCCTGAAAATCTTCGAACCGGTCCCGCATTTGCGGGGGCGCTTATTTGAATACGGCACGGCGGACTGCTACACCCTATTGACTGACGCCTACCATCTGGCTGGGATTGATTTGATGCCGGTTCAGCGTGGCGACATCGATGAAGATGCAGCCCAAGAGCTCTTTGTGAAACTCGCCAAGCAGGCTGGATTCTCCAGAGTGTACGACGTGCAGCCAGGGGACGTGATTATCACGGCATTTGAAGGACACCCTAGTCATGCACTGCTCTATATCGGAGACGGTGACGTACTGCATCACGCCATCGGGCACCTGAGCCGGCGCGATATGTATGGACGCTTTATGCAAGACCACACCCACAGTATCTGGCGGCACAAGGACTGGCACCCTGAGATGCTGCAAGCCATAAAGAATGATTTGGAACACTCAACATGATTACCGTTTGCTTACACGGCGGCCTAAGTGAGTACGGTCGCCGTTTTGATTTGCACGTTGCGTCTCCGGCTGAGGCAGTTCGTGCCTTACTGTCGCAGTTGCCCAACCTGCGAGAGATTTTGCAAAACGGTTTCTATCAAGTCCGCTTCAATCGGCACGACTTCAGCGAAGCGGAGTTAGAGACTGAGTTTCAGCAAGGCGGGCACGGGGTCTTACATATCGTGCCGCGTATTCAAGGTGCGGGCCGTGTCGGGCAGATCGTGGCCGGTGTTGCTCTCCTCGTTTTTGCGTGGTGGAACCCCTTTGGTTGGACCGTTGGCGGTGCGTTGCTAACTGGTATTTCCAGTTTAGGTATGGGCCTTGTGTTAGGCGGGGTGGCTCAACTGCTAACGAAAACCCCGAAGCTGGATACAGAACAGCGTGGTCAGAAAGCGGGGCGAAATACCGCATTCTCCAATCTGGATAACACGTCCGCGCAGGGTCAACCCGTACCGTTGTGCTACGGCAGAGCTTACTGCGGCAGCCGCGTGGTCTCACAGGGTGTGGTCTCACGTCGCGTGAACACGAACGGCGACCCCGTACTGCAAAACCCAGAAGCGACGGATGTGAATTTGAGAATCGAAAAAACATTTATCACCGGCAGGGCGGCGAAGGCGCCAAACGGGCAATACTATAACACTGATTTTAATGATGATTCCGTGCGGGCTCGGAACTACACGGCGGTTCTACAACAGGTATAAAGGATTATATAGATGGGTGGTAAGAAAGCAGGCGGTGGTGCGCGTACTCCGTTTGAAGCATCAAATACCCTATCGTCCGCCCAAACCCTGCGTATCGTGGATGTAATCAGCGAGGGTGTGGTTTCTGGGTTCGCTCACGGTGATGACGCTCCGTTCAAGAGCGTCTTTTTTAATGATACGCCTGTTCAAAACAGCGATGGCACCTACAATTTTAAAGGTGTGACCGCGTGGTTCCAACGTGGGACACCCGACCAGTCTTACATCCCGGGGTGGGAGACAACAGAACGTACTGTTGCTGTTTCAACTTCGGTGAAGAACACCTCCCCCGTGGTACGCACTGTATCTGATAACGGGTTGAACAGGTTGCGTGTAACTGTAGGTGTCGAGCGTAACGTGTCCATCCAGGACAACGGGGACACCTTGCCCGCCAACACGTCTCTGGTAGTAGCCATCGTCAATAACGATGGGATACACACCCAACGCACTGTGAATTTCACAGAGAAAGGTTCAGGCGCGTTCTACCATGACGAGGTATTCGAGAACCTACCCCCTGCGCCCTACTCCATCAAAGTTACTCGTCCCACCCCGGACAGCCAAACGGACAAGGTACAGAACGGGACCTTCTTTGCCAGCTACGTTGAAATCACAGACGCGAAATTGTGCTATCCGCACACCGCGTTGGTGGCACTCAGTGTCGATTCCGATCAATTCGGTGGCTCGACCCCGCGTCGTAACTACCTGATTAAAGGTAAAGAGGTTCAAGTTCCCAGTAACTACGACCCGGAGGCTAGAACCTACGCCGGACTTTGGGATGGTAGCTTCAAAATGGCGTGGACGAATAATCCGGCATGGGTGTTCTATGACTTACTGACCCAGCCTCGTTATTCCACGTTAGCCCGCCGCTTGCGCCCGGAAGACATCGACAAGTGGGCGCTCTACCGGGTCGCTCGCTACTGTGACGAGAAAGTTCCAGACGGGTTTGGGGGGCAAGAGCCGCGCTTCGTCTGCAACGTATATCTCACCGACCAACGACAGGCCGGGGAGGTATTGACCGATATTGCCTCCGCTTTCTGTGGTATGCCTATCTGGAACGGCAATCAAGTCTCCGTGGTGTTGGACCAAAACCAGGACCCGGTAGCGCAATATGACAATAGTAATGTGGTGGACGGTCTGTTTGCCTATAGCGGCAGCTCGTTGAAAGCCACGCACACTGCGGTACACGTTCGTTATGCGGATAAATATGACAGCTACCGTTCGAAAACGGAATACGTTGCGGACAACGAAGCCATCAAACGTTACGGTCTGAACATTAAGTCTGTAACCGCTTTCGGCTGTGACTCTCGTGGGCAGGCTGTTCGTGCTGGTCAGTGGATTCTACAAACCGGATTGCGCCAACAAAATACCGTGTCGTTCACTGTAGGTCGTGAGGGCTTGCGACACTTACCTTACGACATCATTCAGGTGGCGGACAACCAGTATGCGGGCTTGCGCCTGGGTGGCCGTGTAATCGACGTGAATGACAAACTACTGACGGTGGATTTCCCGATTACGGAGAACCTTACCGATTGGCGTCTGCAATATATCGGTTTCGAGAATGATGCTGACGGCAGACCCGTGCCGAAACAGTACCACATCAAAGTGGTATCCCAGCCGAAACCTAACCAGATTTTGCTGGAATCGGCTCCGCAATTGGCTCCTGGCGATAACTGGGCGCTGACAGGCAAGGTTCGCCCCCGACTGTACCGTGCAATCAGTATCAAAGAGAACACGGAGGAAGGCACCTACACCATTACGGCGTTGCTGCACGACCCCAGTAAATATGAAACCGTGGACCGCAGTGCATTGTTCGCACCGGGCGCGACTACGGTGTACAACACCACGCCGCAAATTGGTAATGGCAATCTGTCTAGCACTAACCGTGACATCACGATTAGTTGGGACAACCTGTCTGCGGACGGACAGATCGTCAGCTACGACATTAAGATTTTCAAAGATGGGCGGCTTTGGCGTCATATCCCGGATGCGCCGAATGCGGAAATTAAGCTGGAAGGTTTGCCTAACGGCGAATACCGGACTGAGATTCGCGGACGCACGGCTCGTGGGCAACTGACGGCACCGTTGGAGAAAGCCTGGACGCTGACTTATGCGCTGACAGGTGTCCGAACTACGCCGAAGTTGTTTGCCATTGATTTGAGTTGGAACCTACCGAATCCGTTGCTGGCTACCGCGCATACCGAAATTAGGTATGCCAAAGAGAATAACCGGGCGAAGTCCTCACTACTGGCGAAAGTACCCGCACCGCAGAACACCTTTGCTTTAACCGACGTGAAAGTTGGTGAGCGTTGGTACTTCTGGTTACGGTTGACTGATGCCGCCGGTGTCAGTGGCGAGTGGACCGACGTGGTGGAAGGCACCTGTACAGACAATCCTGCGCTGCTGTTGGAACAACTCAAAGGTAAATTGGGCAAAGAGCAGTGTGCACCGGGCGCCGGGGAAGAGTTGCTGAACTTGGTGGGCAACTTGGCCGGTAACAACAACGGCATGGCCGGTAATACCGGCAAGCTGGCCGGCAAGTGGGATTTTTACAGCCAGATGAACGAGGCGGATTATGTGTTATCCAAACGCATCAACGCCGTTCGTTCGCAGTTCGGCGACAAAATCGCCACCGTAGCCGAGGAGATGAAAACCCTCGCCACCCGAACCGAAGCGCAGGCACGCAAAGTGCAGGCGGTGGAAAGTGAAGTAGCCGGGGCCAAGGCATCGGTAACGCAGGTGGCGCAGTCGTTTGCCGATTTGAACGGCAAATTGAGCGCGGCCTATACCCTAAAAGTGAGCACCGATACCCGCACCGGCACTAAGGTGGTGGGCGGCATTTCGCTGTTGGCGGATGGTACCAGCGGGCAGTCTGAGGTAGTGATTCAGGCGGATAAGTTGGTGCTGTGGAACAACAAGAAGCTGCCGATGTTCACGGTAACCGGCGACAAAACCTACTTCAACGGGGATTTGATTGCCGACGGCTCGATTTTGGGGCGGCACATCAAGGCCAACCAAACCATCGAAGCGCCGGACATCCGGGGCGGTACGTTG